TTATGAATTATCTGCACTTTTCTTTTGTCTTCGGGAGAATCTTCGGGACTCGTCATTCTGGAGGGCCGAGAACCCATCCAGCGCAGAAGCCAGATCGTCGTCCAGAACATGTGCGTACCGGCTTGTCGTCGTGATCTCTGAGTGTCCCAGGAGACGGCTCACCAGTTTGAGGTTCTGGGTCTGCCGAAGCATGCGCGTCGCGAAGGTGTGGCGCAGATCGTGGAAGCGAAAGTCCTCAATCCCCGCGGCGTTGACCGCCGCAGCGAAGTGCTCGAACGCCGTCGAGTTCTGGATGATGCGACGGCGCTCAGGCTTTTTCCTGTTCTGCACTTCGAAGGTGAAGACATAATCTCGGTGCGGAGGATGCTCGGCGCGGGGTAGGGCGCCGATCAGTGCTTTTATCTCCCGGCTCATCGGAAAGGCCATGGTTTTGGCCTCGGTTTTGCTGTCCGTCTTCATCTGAAGCGTCATCCGTGCGGCGTCGTGGTCGATGTCCCGCCAGCGTAGATTGCAGATTGACGCTTGTCTCGCTCCGGTCATCAGAGCGAATTTCACGAGTGGCAGAAGATCCGGCCGCAGCTTTTCGAACAGACGCCCTTGCTCGGCAAGCGTCAAGGACCTGACGCGCTCTTTCGGCTCGGCCAGTTTCACCGCCTTGAAGTCGAGCTCGGCCAACTTCGCGCCATGGTGCTTTTCCATGTAGCGCAGCGCTCGCCCCATCGCCTGCAATGTTCGGTTTATCGTCGCGCCAGAGACATGCCAGCGGCGAACGGACCGGAACCGGGTCAGATCGGATTGCTTGAGTGCGTCTAGGTGGGTCTTGCCGTCGATGACGCCCAGAACGGAGCGAAAGTGGCTCATTGCGGTGCGCGCGCTTGGCTGGTGGGCGCAGACGTCGCTGTAGTAGGTGCCGAAGGCTTCCGACAGGGTGAAACGTCCGGTGATCTGTGGAGCGTGCTTCGCCTTGACGCGTGCCGCTGCCTCTACGGCTTTCGCCTCTTCGAAGTCTTCAGTGCCACAACTTCCGTGAAATCGACGACCCCGGATCTGGAAGTCGTAGTGCCAGAAGCGCGAGCCTTTGGGGCGGTACGGCATGGCGGTGTCTCCGAGATCACTTTCGCTGCGACGTAGGCGGCCAGATCGTCCTCTCGATAGCGGTGGCAACCGGGAGAAATCTCGGCGAAGGGTAGACCGCTACGGCGCAGCTTGCGAAGCGTCTTCGTCGAGACCCTCAGATACTCCGCGGCTTCATCACTGGTAAGCAGCCGTGCGAGTTGGCGTGGAGCTCTCATGCGACCACCGCCCGTTCTGCCGCCATCTGGCGGGCGGCCATGTCGATGATGCGGGTGACATCCTCGGTCACCGTCTCGGCGGTCGACAGGTAGAAGGTGTCGATGCCCTGTTCGCCGAGTTCGTGCACGATGATCCGTGTCACCAGCGCGCCGTCCTGGCGGCGGATGTCGTAGGTGTGCAGATCCGGCTCGGGCGCGCCGAAGCTCTTGGCAAAGCCGCGCGGCTCGACCCGGAACCCGGCGATGTGCAGGTCGATCACCAGTCGGTCGCGGGCGCGGCTCATGTTGCATTGCCTTGCGCGGAGTGACGGGCGACGGCGGCGCGGATGGCGGGCAGGGCGGCGGTAACCGCCTCAGCCACCGTGCGATGGTCCCGCGCTGCTGGGATCGGCGCCCAGCATTCGGGATGACGGGCGCGCAGGACGCTTAGGCGATGGGCGCGGGCATCATCGATGCGGGCGGAGGTGTCGTCCTCGAGCCGCTGTCTTGCTTTCAGCGTGGCCCAAGTGTGCACCGCGATGATCGGGTTGGGACGAGCATCGCCAACGATCAGCGCGGCGGCCTCATGCGGCGCTAGGGATGTCGCAGGGCGGCCACTGGGTATGTGCATGATTGATCGTGTCATGCCAGTATCCGACGGTATCGGGTGGGGCAAAATTCCAGAGACTCGGTGAACACGGGAGGGACCTCCATCGGGTTTGACGAGGGTCAATATTGTGACCAAATCGGTCACTGTCAATCTGGATAGTGACCAAAATGGTCAAAACTAACCTTATGGCCGTCTGCTGCCTGTCGGTCAGCGGGTCACGTAGAGTGCTTGTGGTGGGGTGAATGTACTGGACGACGAATCAACTTTTGCGCGAGGCGGCAATCCTTGCGTGCGACTTGGGGTGTACTGTGGATGAGGTTTACTTTTCGGAAACCTGGCGGATGCGCATGGCGAGATCGACGGGCAATTTGTCGGCTCGGCCGAGAATTAGGAAGTCGAGTGTGACGCCGAAAGTGGTGACCAGTAGTGCGGCTGTTGTGTCATTAATGGCCCGGCGTCCGTTTTCAAACCGAGACCAGTAGGTTCGTTCGATGCCGAGCATGTCGGCCATCTCGGATGGCGACAGCCCTAAAGCTTCCCGCAATAGGCGTAGGCGATAGCCGATCCGCTCTGGGCGCATCTCCTTTACAACCTCATCGGGTAGTTGTTGCGGTGCAGCGTTTGCCATGGCGCAAATGTGCGCTGTGACCGATTTGGTCTCAATTTCCAATTTGGCGGATTGACGAATGACCGTTTCGGTCATATCCCTGTCGGCCATGCGTGACTTGTCTCCGATAAACATCCTAAGTCGCTGGCCGGATAGAGCGTCCATCCACGCTGATGTGCTGACGGTTGATCAAAAGATTCAGATGGTCGCTGTTCACCGTTGGTTTTCTCGGAACAGCATTCCGAGCAAATTCTGGCTGGCTTTGGTAGAGGGAGCGGCAAAACGCGGCTTCAAGGTCACTCCTGAGGAACTGGCGGGCGCTCATGACGGACGCCGGCGGTGCAAGGCAGCATGATCCGCCGCGCGAAGCATATCCCGGCGCCTCAGCCACGGTTCATTCTGCGCATACGTTGGCTAGGCTGCTGCGCCGCCTGGCGGACCACCTCGACGCGAGGGACGAGGGGGGCTTCAGCATCATCCAGGACGACGACTTCCCCGCGCGTATGGCGTTGTCCGCCCCGAGCCTGGCTGTACCCGGAACCGCGCGTTCGCGTGATCCGCAAATGGCCGGGGAGGGGCACTGATATGCTGCAGGGTTGGTCATCCCTAGAGACTGCGCCCAGTTGGTCGTCCTTCCAAGGAAACGAGGTTGAGGATGCTTGATGCGCGTCAGGTGAACGCGGCGATGTCGGCGCTGATCGACGGGACCTTCGGGTGCCTGGACGCGGCGGCGGAAACGATCAACGCCCGGCTGGGCACGTCGGTGTCCAAGGGGACGCTGTCGAAGATCCTGTCCGGGCAGCACCAGTGGCCGGCGGTCTACATCTGGGCGCTGGAGGATGCGGCGGGGCGCTACCCGGTGTCGCGGCTGCGCGGGTCCGGTGCGCCTTCGGAGGCCGCCCGCGCGGGCCTGCGGGTGCTGGATGCCGCCAGCGCGGCATCGCGCGAGGCGGGCGAGGCGATTTCCGCGGCGGTTGTCGCTGCCCAGTCCGGCGATGCCGGGGGGCAGGTCCGTGCGCTGCAGGAGGCGCGCGAGGCGGCGGAGGCGATGGCGCAGCTCGTCCAATCGCTCGAGACGCAGTACGCCTCCGACGGGGTGCAGATATGAGTTCCGGCCGCTCCACACTCACGGGGCCGGTGGCGGGCGTTGCCGTCATGGCATGCGCCCGCCAGACAACCCCGTTGCGGCTGGTCGATCCTCGGGCCGCCGCGATGTGCACCCTCCCTGCCCGGTGCGGAGGTGGGTGCAGACCGGGCGCCAATCGTTTCGCCGTGCCTGTGGCGAAGCCTGAGCCGGGTCCGTTGCGACCCGGCCATCTTGACCGCCGGGGACGCGCGACTGTCCCCTCGCACGGGCGCGCCCCGGCGGTCCTTTCCCTCCCGCTGGCAGGCCGGGTCACGCCTGCCACCTCCCTGTTGAACCTTGCCCGGTGCGTGGGTCTCACGCCCGCCACCGGGCATCTTTCGGAAGGGACATTGCTTTGACGCTGGCCGCCGTTTCGTCCGGCCCCGGCACCTCGCTGCACGCGCCGGGCCGCCGGCTCAGGCCTCACTGCCCGGATTGGACCAGGAGGCCTGGATGAGCGCGCGGCACTTGCGTCCGGTCGACGTTGGCACGCTCGAAGACTACCCGGTCGATCCGAGCGAGCGTCTGGATTCGCATGGCTTTCTGATGTGGGAGTTCCGCCGATGGCTGTCATCGGACATGCGGTGGCACGGCAGTCATGAATCCAAGTCAATCTTCTTCGAACTGGTGAACGTGGCGCATGGCGAGACGCCGGTCGGCACGTTGCCGGACGATCTCGCGCGGCTGGCGCGTATGGTGCAGCCCTGCGTGGATCCAGGCCACTTCGAACGCCTGTGCAGCATGCCGTTTGGTCCCCTGCACGGGTGGCACCGGTGCCGCTGCGGGGATGACGTCCGGCTGATGCATCCTGTGGTGACCCGGATCGTGCTCTCGGCCCTGGCGTCGCGTGCGAACAGCGCGGCGCGTACCGAGGCGGCGTCACATGCGCGGAAGCTGAAGCGGCTGACCGAGGATGTGGGCCAGGTTGCGCCGGAGGTGGCGAAGGATCCCCGGAAAATCCGGTGGATCTCGAACGAGATAGACAATCGCGTGTCGCAGCGCGGCGGCCAGCGGCGGAACGTCGAGGATCTGCACCTCGCGATCCAGGCCTGCATGCAGAAAGCGCGATCGGGAGGGTTCCCTCAGTAGGCGAAGCGACTGTCCGTTAGTGTCCGGCAGACATTAGCGGACAGTCCGCGACACTAAGTTAGTGTCCACATCGATAAGGATAAGGACACGAAAATGATAATTACCGGCGCCGGACACCAGACCGGTCGCACCTGTGGATAACTCGGGATCTTGCAGAGAAAGGCATGGACATGGACGAGGCGGAGCAAAGGGCGGGAGAGGCGCGGGTGAGGGAGCATCTGATCGAGCCCTTGATGCGGATCGGGCTGATGCGGCCTTCGGGTCTGAAGGTGGATGCGTTCGGGGACATGCAGCGGAGCCTGTGCCAGCGGCTGGCCTACATGTCGGCGGTGGACCTTGAGGCGCTGCGCGAGGTGGTGGAGACGAACCCGGCGGGGGCGGGGAAGGACCGTTGGCCGGGTGGTCCGTGGATCCTCGACCGGGCGCGCGAGATCAGCCCGCCGCAGCCGGGGGCGTCGCCGCTGATCCGGTCGGTCTTTGCGCATCGCACCGGGCGCAGCGCGCTTGCGGAGGGCTGGGCGCCGGAGCTGCTCGACCAGGTCCGCAAGACGCGGCGGTTCCCGAACGACGACGTGTGCGCGTTCGTGCGGTCGCAGGCGCGCGGTGACGTCGAGCGGGCGGCGACGCTGCGGCGCCGGCAGGAGACCGGCGGGTGCCTGAGCGATGCGGACGCGGCCTGGCTCTATCGCCGGGAGGAGAAGGAAGTGCTCTGCCAGCAGATCGCAGTGGGGCAGGTGGCATGAGCGTGATCTGGGTGAACTCCATCGGGACGGCGTTCACGCGGTATCCGTACCGGTGGCGGTTGGAGGATGAGCGCCGGTCCTGCGCGGCGGTTCTCGAACGGGCCACGCCGCAGGAGGGCGCCAGCCCGGAGATCCCGATCGCGCCGGCGCGTGGCGCCTGCCGGACGGCCGTTCCGACGGAGGCGGTGATGACCCCGAGCGGGCCGCGGGTTTACGCGGACAGGTCGAGCGGGTTGCGGGTGCATCGCCTCGACGCGTGGGATCGGATGCACAGCGCTGCGCGCCGGTCGTTTCCGGCGCGGCTGGGGCGCTGGGAGGCGGAGCGCCGGGCGAAGGGATTGCCGGTCGAGGGTCGCGGTGTCCGACGCCCGGTGTTTGTGCCGCCCTTCACGGTCGGGCAGGTGGAGATGGGCCGGGACTACGCGGCGCTGGTGGAGCGTCTTGCGGCGTCCGGGGTCAGGTGCTGCAGCCTGGAGAGGACCGGCCGGGGTGGACCGGGCACCGGTCTGTCGGTGTCGGAGGCGGTCTCGCGCGACATGGCCCGGCTGCGCGTGCTGGAGCGGCGGGTGGGCGCCGGAGTGGTGAAGGATTGCATGCGGCCCAGCAAGGGGGGCATGCGGTCGACGATCCGGGTGGCTGACCTGGTCCGCTCGGTGTGCGTGGAGGAGATGACGCTTGCCGAGGTTGCCCGGCGTCATGGCTGGGCGAAGAACGGCCGGATCGTGGAGATCCTGAAGCGGGAGCTGGCGGGTGCACTGGAGCGGATGCGGGGCTTCGGGCTGGCCGTGCCTCGCGAAACGTCTTGACAGCCGAGTCACCCGGGACGTAGCACTATGTCATCATCACCAAGTACGCCCGGGCCAGAGATGGCGCCGGGCGTTTCTATTTGAGATCGCGCCCGAGGGCTTCGAGATGGCCGGCGATGTCGGCGAGGGTCTTGAGCAGGGCGAACGTGCAGAGGCCAGCGACGACGCAGGCCGAGGCGTGCAGGTAGAGACCGCCCCTGGCGAATATCGTTGCCGCGTAGGCCGACAGCATCATGGCTGCGAAGCCGCTGAGTGCTGCAAACATTTTGGGCTCTCCGGTTGGGGCGCTGCTCGCGGCCACCTGCCGTCAAAGGGCGACGGGTGGCAACCGGGCGGGTCCTTCCGGCGGCTGAATGTATACGGGCGGGCGAAGCGCAGAGGGGTCGCGCGGGTAAACGAGTTGGGAAGCCTAAACTCGGGGCGCGCCTAAACAACGGGGACCATGTTCAGGGGGAGCGGCGCATGGCCGGACTGACGACGACGGAGCTCGCCAAGGAGCTCGGGGTCACGAAGGGCCGGGTCAGCCAGTACGTCAGCGAGGGCAAGCTTGAGGGGTGTTACCAGGGGGACGGGCGGGCGCGCCGGTTCGACCTGGTGAAGGCGGCCGAGGCGCTGGGGCGGCGGCTGGACAAGGGGCAGATGATGGGGAACGGCGCGGCGACGCGGCGGTCCCTGCGCGGGATCGAGGCGGGCGAGGCGCCCCCCGAAGCGCTCCCCGAAGCGCCCCCCGAAGCGCCGGCGCGCAAGCCGGGCGGCGATGTCCTTCCCGCGCGGGATCCGGACCGCTACGAGCTGGCGCGGACGCAGAAGGTCGAGGAAGAGGCGCGCCGCCTGCGGCGTCAGAACGTCCTCGACGAGGGGACGATGGTCCTGGCCGAGGAGGCCGCGCGGCAGGCCAAGCGCCAGCTGGCGCAGGAGATCGCGCAGGTCGAGACGATGCTGCGCGACGCGGCCCGGCGGGTGGCGGACGTGATGGGTGTGGATTACCGCGAGGTGCGGTCGATCCTGATCGACCAGTGGCGGGCGCACCGTGGCGAGAGGTCCGAGGCGCTGACGGGCGTGGCGGCGGCGGCCGGGGCCAGCGACGAAGAGCGGGAAGCGGACTTCTGACATGGGCTTCCTGACCTCTGCGGAGGCGGTGATCGCCGCGGCGCTGGCGGAGGCGATGGCACCGCCGCCGCCGCCGGACATCACGCGGTGGTGCGAGGAGAACATCGTCTTCGACGAGCGTTCGCCGATGCCGGGGCCGTTCCGGATCGGGCGGTTCCCGTTCCTGCGCGAGATCCACGAGGTGTTGAGCCCGGAGCATCCGTGCCGCGAGGTGAGCGTGCGGGGATCGGCGCAATGGGGCAAGACGGTGTCGGTGCTGAACCCGGTGATCGGAGCGTGGCACGAGTACGGACCGCTCGACAGCCTGGTGGTGCATCCGACGCACAGTGCGGCCACCGAGTGGGTCGACAACAAGTGGTTGCCGATGCGCCGGCAGGCGCCGAGCCTGAGGCGGCTCTTCGGGGACGGGCGGGGCGGCGACAACAAGGACGCGAAGTTCAACCAGGAGACCCTGACGCGGAACGGGTCGCTGAAAGTGACCTCGGCGGGTTCTCCGGACGACCTTGCCGGCACGTCGCGGCGGCTGGTGGCGCTGGACGACCTGTCGAAGTTCGAGATGACGCCGAAGGGGGATCCGGAGAAACTGGCGGAGAGCCGGGCAAGCGGGTTCGAGGATGCGAAGATCCTCGCGATCTCGACGGCGCAGCTGGTCGGCACCTGCAGGATCACCCGGCGGTATGAGCGGAGCGACAAGCGGCTGTTCCATGTGCCGTGCCCGCATTGCGGCCACATGGCGCCGCTGACCTGGGAGAACTTCCGGCGCAACCTCGATCCCGAGCGCCTGCACGCCGCATGCTTCACCTGCGACGACTGCGGTGGGGTGATCGGGCACGCGGAGAAGGAACGGATCGTCGGGCAGGGACGGTGGGTGGCCACGAACCCGGGTGGCGATCACCCGGGGTTCCATTTGTGGCGGGCCTACGTGCCGCAGCGGGACTGGGCGTCGATCGCGGTGGAATATGCGCGGGTGATGGGCTGGACGCAGCTGTCTTTGACGGGCGAGACGGAGGAGGCGATGGCCCACACCGTCGAGGCGGAGACGGAACAGACCTTCTGGAACGACGTTCTGGGCCTGCCCTATGCGGTCGCGAGCAAGGGCCCGGACTGGGAGAAGCTGCGCGACCGGGTGGAGAACCGGCCGGAGGGCGAGGGCCTGCCGCGCAGCATCGTGCCGGCCCGGGGCGTGATTTTGACCGCCGGTGTCGATTGCCAGGGCGACCGCACCGAGATCCACATCGTGGCGCACGGGCCGAACCACCAGCGGTGGCCGGTGGATTACATCGTGGTGCCGCATCACATCGCGGACGAGGCGTGCTGGTCGGCGCTGGACGGCCACCTGAAGGCGACGTGGCGGACGGAGCGCGGCCTGCGCCTGCCTCTCGACATGCTGGCCATCGACGGTGGCACCTACACGGATGCGGTCTGGTCCTGGGCCCGGCGCTGGCCCTGGGATCGGGTGATCATCGTCAAGGGGTCGAACAGTGCCAACGGGCCGACGATGGTGCCGCAGAAGTTCGAGCGCCGGGCGGACGGGAAGGCCCGGCGCCGGCAGAAGCGCGCGTTCATGCTGAACGTGAGCCAGCTGAAGGGCGACTTCTACGGCTGGCTGGACAAGGACGATCCGCTGTCGCGCGGCTACGTGCACTTCGCCCGGGGGCTGGGCGACGAATACTACCGCATGGTGACCTCGGAGGTCCGGGTGCTCCGGCGCAGCGCGTCCGGCGTGGTGAATGCCCGCTGGGAGCTCGTCGAGCCGACACGCCGGAACGAGGGGCTCGACACGATGCTCTACGCCGAAGCGGCGGCACGGCGGAAGGGCTGGCTGTCGCTGACGGCGGACCAGTGGGCGGCGCTTGAGGCGGAGCGCAGCGCGCAGCCCCAGGAGGTGCAGGCGGACCTGTTCGACGGAACCGTCCCGGTGGTCGCGCCTGTGGCGCCGTCAGACACACCGCGGAGCACGCCCGAGAAACCCAAACCCGAGGCGCGCGAGAGTGCGGCCCCGGAGGATGACTGGCTGAACGGCAGGGGAAGCGAATGGCTGTAACACCGGACAGTGCCATCGACACGCTGGAGACGGCCATGGCGCAGGGGGTGCGCGATGTCACCTACAGCGACGGGCGCAAGGTGACCTACCAGAGCCAGGCGGAGATGGAGCGCGCGTTGTCGTACTGGCGCGCCCGGAAACGTGCTGCGGCGGGGCGGGGGGCTGTCGGCGTCAGCATCGGCGCGTTTTACAGGGACTGAGCGGATGTTGGGGATCGGGACCGTTCGCGCGTGGCTGCAGGCGAGCCGGGCGGAGGCTGACCTGCGGCGGGTGAGTGCGGAGAAACGGGCCGAGGTCATCCAGGCCTATGACGCGGCGCGTGTCGGCGGGCGGATGGCGGGCTGGTCGCGGCCGCACACCTCGGCGGCCACGGAACTGCAGGGGGCCTTGCCGTTCCTGCGGGCCGGGGCACGCGACTTGGTGCGCAATTCCCCCTTCGCCAGCCGCGCGGTGCGGGTGGTGGCCTCGCATGTGGCGGGCTCGGGGGTGCGCCCGCGCCTGGCCGACGAGATCGCGGGTCTTGAGGCGCGCGAAGCGCTGCAGCGGATCACCCGGGACCAGTGGGAGCGGTTCCAGGAGAACTGCGACCCGGAGGGTCAGATGGACTTCTACGGCCAGCAGCGCCTGGTGATGCGCACGGTGGCCGAGGGGGGAGAGGCGCTGCGTCTGTGGTTCCCGGTCTCGGATCGCGGGCGGCTGTTCTGGCGGTGCCGGATCGTCGAGGGGGATCTGCTGGATCATCAGCGCAACGAGGATCTGCCCGGTGGCGGGCGGGTGGTGCAGGGCGTGGAGTTCGACGCGCTGGGTCGGCGGGTGGCCTATCACCTGTTCGAGGGGCACCCCGGCGACAGCTATGCCGCCACGGGCTGGAAACAGACGACACGGCGCGTGTCCGCGGAGTACGTCGACCACATCTTCGAGGTCTTGCGGCCGGGCCAGGTGCGGGGGGTGTCGTGGTTTGCGCCCGTTGCCACGGTGCTGCGGGATCTCGACGACCTGGCCGAGGCGGAGGTTGTCCGGAAAAAGCTCGAGGCCTGCATCTCGATGGTCGTGCACAACGCGCATGAGGACGCGGCGCCCGATGGTGCGGCGATCGCGCCTGCGACGGGGGATGCGGCGGTGCCATTGCGCAGTGCATCGGGATCGCCGATCGAGCGCATGCAGCCCGGCATGGTGCTGGAGGCGCGGCCGGGCTGGGGTGTCGAGTTCAACGCACCGCCGGCCAGCCCCGGGCTCGTGGAGCACATGAAGGAGCGGCTGCACGCTGTCGCGGCGGGCATCGGCGTGACGTACATGCAGATGACCGGCGACATGTCGCGGGCGAACTACAGCTCGATGCGCGAGGGCCGGATCGAGTTCAACCGGCTGGTCGACAGCTGGCAGGCCGACCTGATGGTCCAGCAGAGCGGCCGTCCGGCCTGGCGGCGCGTGATGCAGGCGGCATCGATCAATGGTGAGCTGACAACGCGCCTGACGCCGCGGGCGAAGTACATCGCGCCGAAGCGGCCATGGGTCGATCCGCAGAAGGACGTCTCTGCGGCGGTTCTGGAGATCGAGAACTTCATCGCGGACCCCGAGGCGGTGATCGAGGCGACCGGCAAGACGCCGGAAGAGGTGATGGCGGGTCAGAAGCGCTGGCGCGGGATGCGCGCCGGGATCGCGGGGGAAACCCCGACAGGCACAGGAGACGAGGCATGACGACACCGACACGTGGCGGAGAGGCGGGCGTGCCTGCGCGGATGATCCAGGCGGCGGCGCTGCAGACGCTCGACCTTGAAGCCCGCACCGTCGAGGTGGTGTTCACCACCGGCGCGCTGGTCAATCATTGGGTCTGGCACAAGGGGGACGTGAGGCGCATGCCGACGCGCATCGATGTCACGCCCGAGGCCATCGACCTGGCGTTTTTGAAGGCATCGGGGCCGGTGCTCGACAGCCACCAGAGCTGGGACAGCCGCGCCGTGATCGGCGTGGTGGAGGATGCCTGGGTGAAGAACGGAGAGGGCCGTGCCGTGATCCGGTTCGCCGACACCGAGGACGTGGAGCCGATCTGGCAGCGCGTCTCCCAAGGCATCCTCCGCAACGTCAGTGCGGGCTTCGAGGTGCTGGAACAGGAGGCCAGGACGGAAGATCTGGACGGCGGTGGCGAGATCGAGGTGATCCACTTCTCGAAGATCCGCGTGGTCGAGATCTCGATGTGTGCGGTGCCGGCGGACCGCGGGTCGCGCGTGCAGTCGGACGCGGGTCCGCCGCTGTCCTTCGGCCAGGTGTATCGCCCCGGGGAAACCGCGGATCCGTCCGCGCAGGAGACGCCTGCACCGGTTGCGGCGCAGGTGCAGGCGGCGGACGCCGCAGAGGATGCCATCAAAGGAGAGACCGACATGGCTGACAAGACGCAGAGCGCCGCCCCCGTGGCGCCCACCCCGACCCCCGTCGACGCGGCGGCGATCCGTCAGCAGGCGGCGCAGGATGAGCGGGCCCGGATTGCCGGGATCGACACCGTGGCGCAGCAGCTCGGTGCCGACGAGGCGCTTGTGACGCAGGCGAAGGAGGATGGCATGAGCGTGGACGCCTTCCGCACGGCCGCGGTGGATGCCTTTGCGGCGAAGGCCCAGGCGGACACCCGGGGCATTGGCGGCGCTCGCCAGACCGCCACGGTGCAGGCCGATGCGCGCGAGAAGTTCGTGCAGGGTGCGGAGCTCGGCGTGATGGCGCGTGCGGGCCTTGGTGGCGAGCGCAACGAGTTCACCGGCCTGACGCTGTCGGAACTGGCGCGGCAGTCGCTGGACTTGCTGGGGATCCGGTCCCCGGCTAGCCGTCTTGACATGGTGGGGATGGCGTTCACCCAGGCGGGCAGCCACACGACCAGCGACTTTGCCCATATCCTGTCCTCGATCGCGGGCAAGGCTGCGCTGAAGGGCTGGGAGGAGGCGGAGGAGACCTTCCAACTCTGGACCTCTGTCGGCACGCTTACCGACTTCAAGCCGACCACGCGGGTTGGCCTGGGGCTGCTCGACGCGCTGCCGGAAGTTGTCGAGGGCGCCAACTACACGTACGGCACCGTGGGCGACCGGGGGGAGCCGATCACCCTGGCCACCTATGGCCGGCTGTTCCGCATCACCCGCCAGGCGATCATCAACGACGACCTGTCGATGCTGAGCTCGATCCCGATGAAGGGGGGCCGTGCGGCACGCCGCACCATCGGCAACCTCGTGTACGGCGTGCTGACCGGCAACCCGAACATGTCGGACGGGACCGCGCTGTTCCACGCCGACCACAACAACCTTGCAGGGTCCGGTGCTGCGCCGTCCATCGCCACGCTGTCGGCGGGGCGCACGGCGATGAAGACCCAGAAGGAACGGGAGGGCGGTCCGTCGCTGAACATCCGGCCGGCCTATATTCTCTCGCCAGCGGCGCTGGAGACCGACTTCGATCAGCTGATCAATTCGACGGTCGATCCGACGGCGACGAAGGGGCATGCGAAGAACCCGGTGGCGGGCATGGCGGAGGTGATCTCGGATGCGCGGCTCGACGATGCCAGCGCGACCGCGTGGTACCTGGCGGCGAACCCCGCGGCCTTCGACACGATCGAGGTTGCCTATCTCGATGGCGTCCAGTCGCCGTACATCGAGCAGAAGACGGGTTGGACCTCGGACGGTGTCGAGCTGAAGGTGCGCATCGATGCGGGCGTCGCGCCGCTCGACTTCCGGACGATGTACAAGAACGCCGGGGCCTGATCCCGGGCGGTGACGCGATTGCGGCCTGACGGCCGTCGGAGGCCGGGCGGGTCCGCCCGGTCATGGCAATCCCATGTGTTCGGAGAAACACCATGAAATCTTATGTGCAGGATGGCGACAAGGTCGTCGTGGCGGCCCCGCGGGCGCTGACCTCGGGCGAAGGCGCGCTGGTCGGATCGATGTTCGGCGTGGCGGAAGGTGATGCGGAGAGCGGCGCGGATGTCGTCCTGGTGACGACGGGCGTGGTCGACATCGCCAAGGTCGGGTCGCAGGCCTGGACCGTGGGTGCTAAGGTCTACTGGGACAACACCAACTTCCGGACCACCACTGTCGTGAGCAGCAACACCCTGATCGGGGTTGCCATGGCGGCTGTCGGGTCCGGTGCCGGCGACACCACCGGCCAGGTGCGGCTGAACGGGTCGTTCTGAGGCGATGAACGCCTTCGAAGCGGGTCTCGGTGTGCTCCATGCCGATGCGAACATGGCCGAGGACGTGACCTATACGCCGCTGGCCACCGGGCTGGCGCAAACGGTGCGGGCGATCGCCACGGCACCGGACGTGGAGGTGGGGTTCGGCTTGGCAAAGGTCCATGCGTCCACGGTCGTGCTCGAGGTTGCGGTCTCGGCGGTGGAGAATCCCCGGCCCGGGGACGTGATCCTGTGGCGGGGGGAGACGCGTATCGTTCAGGGTGAGCCGGACCAGGACGTCGAGAGACTGTCGTGGTCACTGGACACCCGTCCGGCATGAGACTGACCGTTCGCCCGGACGTCGACGTGGGTGAGATGATGGCGCGGGACCTGGAGCGGATGGAACGCGCGCACATGGGGGCGATGCGGTCTGTCGCACGGGACCTCAAGTCCGCCTGGCGGCAGGACATCGCCGCGGGCGGATTGGGCAACCGGCTGGGCAACACCGTGCGGTCGGAGAGCTATCCGCAAGGCACCAACAGCCTCAACGCGGCGGCGCTGGTCTGGACGAAGGCGCCGGAGATCGTCGCGGCGCATGACGAGGGCGCGACGATCGGGTCGCGGGATGGGTTCTGGCTGGCCATTCCGCTGGAGGCGGCGGGACGGGGTCGGTTTGGCCGGCGGATGACGCCGCTCGACTTCGAGCGCCGGACGGGCCAGCGGCTGCGGTTTGTCTACCGGCAGAACCGCCGCTCGGCGCTTCTGGTGGTGGACGATGCCCGGCTGACGAAGCGTGGCCAGGCGCGCCGCAAGGGCGGGCGCCGGCGCAAGGATGGCGTGCTGACGGGTGCGCAGACCGTGCCGGTGTTCCTGCTGGTGCCGCAGGTGACGCTGCGCAAGCGCACCGACCTGGTGCCGGCGGCGGAGGCCGTCACCGACCGCATTCCCGGCCTGCTGGCCGGCTGGCTGGAGGGCTGAGCATGCCTTTGGGTGCTGTGAGGGGCGCAATAGAGACGCGCCTCGCGGCGCTGCACAGGGCGGTTGCGGCTGCCGTGACGCCGGGCGTGCTGCGCAACGCGGTCCTGCCGCAGGCGATCCCGGGCGCGGGCCTGGTGATCATGCGCGACGGCGTGCCGGACCTCGCCGAGGTCACGCTGCCGCTCACGTACCACTACGACCACCGGGTCGCGTTCGAGATCTACACGCAGGCGTCGGAGGACCGCGAGACGCTGGCGGATGTGATCCGCCAGGAGCTGGGCGCCGCGATCCACGCGGATCGTGGCCTGGACGGTCTCTGCGACTGGGTCGAGGCGCAGCCCACCGGCAGCGACGACATTCGCGTCGAGGGCGGCGAGACGCTCCGCGTCGATACCATCGTGGCCACGCTGAGTTACGGCGTGGCCGATCCGTTGACCTGACAGGAGGTGCGCCATGGCGCGAGGAAGAGGTGAGCGCTCGGCCATGGCGGGCGTGTTCGAGAGCGTCGAGAAGACGACGCCTGCGAGCGGGTTCGTCTACCTGCCGTACATGACCAACGGGCTGGCGCGGCGCGAGGGCCTGCTGGAAGACGACATCGTCGGCAGCCGCGATCCCGGCGATCCGGATCTCGACAACCCGGTCTGTGACGGCGACATCGCGATCCCGATCGATGTCGACGCCACCGGCTTCTGGCTGAAGGCGTTGCTGGGCGATCCGACCACCAGCGAGGCCACGGGCGTCTACAGCCATGTGTTCCGGTCCGGGGCCTGGAGCCTGCCCAGCATGTCGCTGGAGCGGCAGGTGCCGGATGTGCCGTCGTTCGAGATGTTCTCGGGGGCGCGGGCGAACCGGCTGCAGATCGAGATGCAGCGCGGCGGGCGCTTGAACGGCACCGTCGGCGTCATTGCGCAGGGTGCGGCCACGCCGACACCGGCGACCGCGGCGGGGACGCCCGGCAGCTTCGGCGAGGTGCCGTCGCGCTTCATGCAGCGCGAGGGCGTGGCCAAGATCGACGGCGCGGCGGCCGCGAATGTTGTCGGCCTGTCGTTCGAGTACAACAACAATCTCGATCCGGTGGAGACGATCACCGGTGACGGGTTCATCGGCGGGCTCGACCCGATGCGGTCCGCCTGCAGCGGCACGATGCGGCTGCGCTTCTTCTCGGAGACGCTTTTTGCCGCGGCGAAGGCCGGGACGGCGCAGGCGATCTCGCTGGAGTGGACGAAGAGCGCGAGAGCCTCGCTGGTGCTGGCGCTTGGCCGGGTCAAGCTGTCGGTGCCGGGCCGCCCGATCGAAGGGCCGGGTGGCATCGAGGCCGAGTTCCAGTGGATGGCCGGGCGGGAGGCCGACGGCGACCCGATGCTGACCGCAACCCTTGTGAACGAAGTGGAGACCTACTGATGCTGCGCCTGAAGCTGAACCCCGATCCGGCCTGGCACGACCTGGCGCGTGGCGTGCGTGTGCTCTGCTGCCCGGTCACCTCGTCGCAGATGGAAGCGGTCCGCGAGGACCTGTTCGGCAAGACCGGCGACGCGGAGGCCGAAGCGGAAGAGACCGAGGCAGAGGAGACCCGTGTCATCACCTTCGTCGACTGGTGCAAGGCGCTTGCGCCGCGGGTCGTGCTCGACTGGGAGGGGGTGGCCGACGAGAGCGGCGATCCGGTCCCGCCGGACGCGGAGTGGCTCTCTGCCATGCTGGACGACGACCTGTGTTACACGGCGTTCCGCGACCGTGTGCTGATGCCCGCGCTGCTGGCGGACGCGGAGGGAAACGGCTCTTCCGGCGCGCCGAGTGGCACTTCGGCAGCGCCGGCTACTGCGACAGCTGCCTAGAGCGCTGCGAGACCTGTCCGATGGTGGTCGAGGCGCCGCAAACCGTGGAGGGGCAGCAGGTCTGGGACCTGGCGATGCATTGCGGCGGCCAGGTGCGCGCGGTGCCGGGCCAGGTGGTCGGCTACGACATGACGGCGGTCATGGCCATGGGGCGGGCGATGGGTGTGCCGCCGATGGCGACGGCCGTGCTGATGCCGCATATCGAGCGTGCCATGACGGCTGCGCTGAACGACCGATCGTCTGAAGGAGGGGAGGCGTGACGCAGCGCAAGGTGACCTATCGCGCGGAGCTCGAGGGCGGCGCGCGCGTCAAGTCCGAGTTCCGGGGTATCGGCCAGGCGGGCAAGGAGGCCCACGAGAGGATCGACACGTCGTCGAAGTCCGCGGCCCGGTCGGCGGAGGTCTTCGAGCGGCGGATCCGGGCGGAGGAGCGCAGCTTCCGCGCGCTGAAGGCCAGCGTCGATCCGGCCTATGCCGCGCAGATTCGCTACGCCGGCGCGGAGGCGCAGGTGGCGCGCGCGGTCGCGCTCGGGGTGGTGTCGAAGCGCGAGGCGGCGCAGGTGCTGAAACAGATGGAGGTGCGGACCCGGGCCACTGCCAGCGCCATGGAACTGATGGACAGCGCGACGGTGCGGTCGCACCACGGGCTGCGCAACGCGCTGTTGCAGGTGAACCAGATCGGCCAGCAGGCGACGGCGACGGGCAACCTGATGGGGGCGGTGGCCATCCAGCTGCCGGACATCCTGGCGGGGTTTGGCGGCATTGCACCGCTGGTTATCGGTGCGGCTGCGGGTCTTGCGACGGCGTTCCTGCCGAACCTGATGAAATCGGGCGATGCGGCGAAGGACCTGAAGATCAGGCTGCAGGAGGCCTATGGGGCCGCGCGCACTGCGCTGGAAGAGGCCGCAGAGGCGCAGCGGCGCTACAACGCCGCGATCCTGCTGTCCAAGACCAACCAGGACATTGTCACGCCGTCGATCCTGCGGAGCCTGAGCCTCGAGGCCCGGGCACGGGAGGCCTTGGCCAGACTGGAAGAGGCCAAGCTCGAGCGGCAGAGGCGCGATGTCGAGGCGTCTCTTGCCGCTGACCGGGCGGCGCTGGACACACAACTCGCGGACGCGCTCCTGCAGGTCGAACGGATTGCGGAGCTGCGCGCCGAGGCGATGAACCAACCCGCCGGCGACCTGGGATCGCAGGCGACCTACACGGCCCTGGAACGGGACCGCCTGGCGGTTGTTCGGCAGGTGCTTGGCGCCAACGAGGACCTGGTGCTGTCCATCCGCGAGCAGCAGGCGCAGCTCGACCTGGTCAATGCACAACTGAGCCGCGGTGGCGACGAGGCGGTGGACCTCGTGGATGCGCTGCTGGAGGCCTCGAAGAACGGCGAGACGCTGGGCAAGACCGACGTGGGGGCCGGTATCCGCTCGGCGGTGGACGAGTCCATCGCACTTGTGCGCAACCTCGGGATGGGGCTCGATCTCGCGCGCGGGATTGCCTCCTGGGGGCCTCAGGGCATGCCCGGGACCGCGCCGCCGCAAGGCGGCCGTGGCGGCGATCCGCGTGCCATGGGCGGCAGCTTCTACGACTGGCAAACCCGGGACGCGGCGCAGTTCCTCGAGAACTGGACACCGCCGAAAGCCGCGCGGGCGGCGCGTGGCGGGCGCGGCCAGAGCGCGGCGCTGAAGGAACAGAACCGCCTGATGCAGGAGGCCGCCCGGATGACGGAGGCGAACCAGACGGCACTGGAGCGCTACAATGCCGAGGTCGCGCGCGCCAACATGCTGCGCGAGAAAGGCCTGATCGGCTCCGTGACGCACAACCGGGAACTGGCCCGGCTGAAAGTGAACCTCGACAAGGCGACGGAGGCGCAGCGCCAGCTGATGGGCATTGCCCAGCCGGTGAAGGATGCGCTGGTGAACGCGTTGATGGGGCAGAAGAACGCCGCCGACCAGCTGCGCGTGGCGCTGAAGCGCGCGGCCATCGAATATGCGCTGTTCGGCACCGGCGGCTTCGCCCGCAAGGGGAGCGGCTTCAAGGGCCTGCTGGGCAACGTGGTCTCCAGCGTCTTCAGCTTCGACGGCGGCGGCTACACGCCGCCCGGGCCGCGCTCGGGAGGCCTCGACGGCAAGGGCGGGTTCATGGCGGTCATGCACCCGAACGAGCGGGTCGACGACCTGACCAGACCGGGGGCCGGGCAGGGCGGGGGCGGCCGGGTCGAGGTCGCGGTGCGCATGGATGGGAGCGGGGCGCTTGTTCCGGTGATCGAGCGCGTGTCCGGCAATGTCACGGCGCGCATGCTGGGGGCGGGCATGCAGAGCCTGCAGCGCGGCTTCAGCGGGCAGCTCGACGCGGTGCAGGCGCGGGGGACGTCGTGATGCAGCGCCCCATCGTGACCCTGCCGCCGGCGTTCCTGCGGGTGTTGAACGTCGACTGGGACATCGACTGGCGGGAGACGTCGTTGGGTGACTTCAACGAAGGCACGACGCGCACGCAGTTCAGCGGCTTCCCGCGCTGGATCGGGGCGCCGAAGGTCAAGCTGGGCCGCGCCCAGCTGGGCCAATGGCGTGCCATCCGGGCTATGGCGCAGGGGCGCCGGGGGATCTACCGGATCCGCATGGACGACCCTGCGGTCTTCCCGATCTCGGCGACAGGCGCCGGCGGCACGGTGATCGCGCAGGGCAAGCCGTCTGCCGCGGGGAACCTGTTCACGAACGGCAGGGGCTGGGAGTATGCGCCTTTTGCGCTGGCGGCCGGGGACCATGCCGCGGGCGCCGAGGCGATCCGCGTCGATGTCACGTCGTGCAACGGCTTTGTGCCGGTGGTGGGCCAGATCATGAGCCATGCGTCCTGGCCGTTCCAGGTGACTTACGTGCGCGCCCGGGGCGGCGCCGTGTTCGAGCTCGGTGTGCAGATGCCGCTGCGGGCCGCGATCGCGCAGGGCGACATCCTCCAGCTGCGCGGTGTCGGGGTCTTCGAGGCGGCCGAGAGCGGGATGGGGCGCATCGATTACGACCGCAGCCATCGGGCGATGCCGGAGCTGCGGTTCATGGAGGTGCCTGGCCGATGAGCTTCTTCCCGGCGGGCTTCGATCCGCGTGCGGGCGTCCTGGGCTTCCTGAGCCTCGTGGAGATCGACACGGCGGACGGCCCCTGCCGCTTCCTGCTGGGGCAGGACGGCCGGTTCACCGACGTGAACGGGACCGTTTGGCTGGGCTCGGCGCTCGGGTCGGTGACGGCGCTGGAAAGCGCCATCGGCGGCATCGCCCCGTCAGGTTCGTTGTCGATGTCCTACTTCCAGGATCCGGTGATGGACGACGTGGTCCGGCAGATGAAGGCGCTGGGGGTCGACTACGTCAAGGGCCGCGAGGTCCGCTTCTACCTGCAGCCGATCGGCGATGTGGCGGAGTTCCAGGCGCCGCGGTTTGCGCCGGTGCGCTACATGACGCGGATCAGCCGGCAGCTGAGCTACACGTTCTCCGGGGCGCAGGACCGCCGCATCACGCTGTCGTTCGAGGCGTGGTCCGAGGGGCGCCGCGCGGCGCGGCGCACGGCGCTCAACACCGAAGGCCACAAGGCGCTGACCGGGTCCGAAAACCCGTCGCTCAAGTACATGCCGACGGTCGACTTCGAAACCGAGAAGCTCTTCGGATGAGGCCCGCCCCCATGAGACTTGTCTACCGGATCATGCATACCTGGATGGCCACGCCCTTTGTCTGGGGGCAGAGCGACTGCTGCCTCGGGCTGGCGGACTGGCACATGCTGGTGAAGGGCGGCGAGGATCCCGCGGCGGCGCTGCGCGGGGCGTATTGCGACGCGGTGTCCTGCCAGCAGCTCTGCGGCTGGTTCACCCGTCCCGTCGAGGTCATCGAGGATTGCCTGGCCCGTGTCGGGGGGCTGCCGCGGGTCGTGGCACCGGAGGTCGGCGACGTGGCGGTGATCGTCATCCCGCGCAAGGAGCGGCCCCTGCCGGCCGGGGCGCTCTGGCTGGGGGACTGCTGGGGCTGCAAGGGGCCGGAGGGGGCGACGACGCTGTCACCGACCCTGGTGCGGCCCTTGGCCTGTTGGGGGATGGACCATGCGGCGTAGATCGCTGGCGGTGGCGCTCCTGGCGTCGACCTGGCTGACACCGACCGAAGCGCGGGCCATGCCGCCCGTGGCGGCGCTGGTGGCGGGTCTGACCGGCGGGGCGCTCTTCCCGGTGGCGGGGATCCTCGGCCAGCTTGGCGCGGTGGGCTACTCGACGGGCTTTGCCATCGGCAGCGCGATCGGGGGATCGGTTCTGGGCCGCGCCCTCTTGGGGGTCGGGCTCTCGGCCCTGGCCGGGTCCTTCACGCCGAAGTTCGACGTGCCGAGGTTCAACGTGCCGGAACCCTCGGCGCAGATGGGCAACTTCGCCCAGCCGGTGTCTTATGCGCAATGGGTCTTCGGGCGCACGCGGAAGGGCGGGCCGCTCGGCTTCACGCAGGCATCGGGCAGCCGTCGCCACTACGTGGTGATCCTGGCGGCGCATGAGATCGAGGGCATCGCCGAACACTGGATCGACGAATACACCGTCGGGCTCGACGGTGCCGTGACGGACTTCGGGTCGTCCAACTTCCTGACCAATGGGGATGGCGGCGGGCATACCGCGCCGGACATCCTCAAGACCTATGGGCGGATCGAGGTGTTCCGGGGGGAGGCCGGGCAGACCGCCAACGCCGGCCTGGTCTCGACCTTTACCGAGATCACCGAGGACTTCGACTTCGCGGGGCTGGCGGGCGCCGTGGTCTGGGCGGCGCGGAGCTCGCCGCAGAACTTCAGCAGCGTCTATCCGAACGGGCGGCAGTGGGTCTACGCGCCGGTGATCGACGGGCTCAATCAAATCTACGATCCGCGCGACGACACCTACAAGTATACCGCCAACGCGGCGCTCTGCATGGCGTACTGGATCACGCAGGTGCTGGGCGGGCAGGTGGACTGGGACGAGGTCGCGGAGGAGGCCGACGTCTGCGACGAGGTTGTCCTGAACGCGGAGGGCGAACAGCTGGCGCGGTGGGAGATCAACGGCACGATCTCGGACGACCAGGAGTTCGAGACACAGCGCGCGCAGATGGCCGGGGCATGTGACGCCTTCGTCTACGAACGTACGGACGGGAAGGTGGGCTTCAAGGTTGGCCGGTGGATCGCGCCAACCGTCACCCTGAGCGGTTCTGACTTTCTCGATCTTGAAGTGACGGAAGGCCAATGGGGCGCCGATGCTCCGACAGAGGTGTCGGTAAAATTTGTCGAGCCAGACAATGCATGGAGGGAAAGTCCCTCTGGGACGTGGGTGGAAGATGCCGGCGTCAACGTAGTGAAGGACGAGCCCGAGCTTTACCTCGTCAGTAACCACAATCAAGCCTCCCGACTGGCAAAGCGGATCGCCAAGGCGCGGCGCCCGCAATATCACCTTTCCGGCACCATCGGCCTGATGGGATACGAGTTGATTGGGCAGCGGTTCTTTACCCTGACGCACACCGGGATGGGCATCGCTCAATATTTCGAGGTCGGAACCCTTGTTCGCGCCAGTTCGGGTCTCTTCGAGTTGACGGCAATTTCGGTGGAGCCGGAGGACTTCGATTTTGACGCCTCTACGGAGGAGCCTGATCGCCCCGAGTTCGAGGCCATCGACAGCGCGTTTGCAAGTGAGCATCTGACCGGATTCACTGCGACGGCAGGGGACGGTGGCAGCATTGTCACCGAGTGGGGGGTGCAGGAGGATTACCTTTGGCAGCAGGTCAGGTGGAAGGCGGTGGCGGCGACACAGTGGCAGAGCCAGACCATCACCGATGGAGCTACGGAGCTCATCATCACCGGCCTTCTGGATGGCACCACCTATCAGGTGCAGGGCCGGAACGCATACGCAGGTCTTCTTAGCAACCCGAGCGATTGGACGCCTGAGCCTGCGGCGGAAGTTGTCACGGTTGGCAGTAGCACGGCGCCTGCGTCTCTCGCGGCCTTCTCCGTAACCGAAGCCGCAGGCGATGTGACCATAGACTTCACCACGGCCAACGATCCGAACCACTATGCCACCCGGATTTATCGCAACACAGTCTCCGATTTCGGGACGGCCATGCTCATTGCGACCGACTACATCGGTCCGAACCAGTCCAGCACCTACGAGGACGCGGGGCTGGCGGCTGGCACCTACTACTTCTGGGCCGTTCCTGTGAACGCCTCGGGTGTCGCGGGCCCTGCGTCCGGTCCCGAGACCGAAACAATCGTCTAACACTCACACGAGAGGTGTCACCCATGGCTCTACCTGGGCGAACGATCGCGCAGGGCAATCCGCCCGCGTCCGATCATCAGGTCGATCAGACAGACCTTGGCGACTGGATGGAGGAGATCGAGGAGGGCGTTGCGGGTGTCACCGCCATCAGCGACCGCGTCTCGGACATCGAATCTGACTATGCGAGGGCCACCGCGCTCGAAGTCGAGCGCGGGCGGATCGCCACGCTGGAAGCGACGTCCGGCGCCGAGACTCCGCAGGGCGCCTGGGCACCCTCGGGAGGCTCTTTTCCCGGCGGCGGGACTGCGCAGACCGGTGACTACTGGGAAGCCACGGATACCGGAACAATCGACAGCGTGTCGTTTGTCGCCGGTGACCAGATCATCGCGCTGATCGACAATGCCAGCACCTCGACGTACGCCGGGGACTGGTTCAAGCGGGAGGGGGGCGCCGTCACGTCCGTCGCAGGCAGGACCGGTGCGGTGGTCTTGACCAAGTCGGATGTCGGCTTGGGCAATGTCGACAATACTCCGGACGCGGACAAGCCGGTATCGACAGCTCAGCAGGCCGCGCTGGACGCAAAGGCACCGCTGGCAGACCCGGCCTTTACTGGCACGCCCACGGCACCGACTGCGCCCGCGGGTACTTCGACGACGCAAATTGCGACAACGGCCTTTGTTGGCGCGGCGGTTGCCGGCACCGTCACTTCTGACCAGATCAGCCAGGTGTTCGACGGCGGAGAGGCCATCACGGACGGCGACGCCTCTCTGGCTGACAGCAACTTCGGCGCCAACATCACGACATATTTTGTGGTGCCCGACACCGCGCGCGACATCTATGTAACGAGCGTCTCGGTCAATCTTACCGGGGCGGGGACGGGCAACCTTATCGTGGCAACCCCCGTCGGTGAAATCCGCTATGTCTCCGAACTGCTCACGGTCGCGGGTGCTGGCGAGACGGCCCTTGCGCCGGCGGCCTTCGTGCTTCCCGCAGGGGCATGTTACGGCTGGCGCCGTGCGTCCGGTGGATCGGTGCGGCGCGGAGCGCTGGGGACGGACCCCGACAGCTTTTCCATCAGCCCAGCTACACTGCCCGACGTGGGAGACATACTTGCGCGCACCGCAAACACCTATCAGCCCGCCGTCGAGGTTTCCGGCACCGGCCTGTTCCCGGCGGTGTCGGAGCTGCAAGATCTTCGGGGCGCCGTGCAGGGGCCTGACTACACCGCCAACGTTGTGACAGATGCGATCACGGCAGCAGACGGTGCGTACTACGATCTGGCGGAAGTATATGTGGAGCGCACGGCGCCAGCGACAGCTTCGGAAGTCGGGCAGTTGGTCGGGACGCTTGCTGACAGCGCCAACAGCTACGACATGGCCGCGCCCGCAGATGCCGCGCGCCCGCGCCTGTCGTGGATTGGACACGGACCCGCACTGCAATTCGATGGGTCCGATGACTATCTCGACAGCGCAGCCTTGGGTGCAATGGTCGGGGACTTTTCCGCGGGCTTCACGGCTACTGTGACCGTTCAACCGACGCCCTGGCTGCTGACCGCCGCCGCCGGGCTGCTGTCGCTGGTAGATGGCAGCAACGCGCTGAAAATCTACATTGGCACCACCTCTGGAAACTACATTGTCGGGCCTGGTGGCAACATTCTTGGCCCTGTCACGGATGAACCGGCCTCGATCACTGTCACGTGGTCTGGCGGCACATTCTCCGCGTGGCTGAACGGACAGCGTGTCGTGAAGGGCGGCGCGCGGAGTGTGACCGGTGCGGCGGCGGTCGCCATGATCGGCGCTTTCCGGAACGGTGGCAGTCCGGCCAATTTCTTTAACGGCAAAATCGGCGCCGTCTCTGTGATCGAGAGCGCGTTGTCCGACGCGGACGCGCTGTCCGCCAACCTTGAGGCAATGGCTGTCTGGCAGGAGAGCGCAACCGGCACGACCAATCTTGCAGAAGAGGTTAAGGAGGCGCGGCTTGGCCTGCCGTCGCTGGCCTTGCGCGGACGCTACACCGAGCAGGGACGGCTTTACGGCGCGCTGATGCTTGGCGCATCGCCTATTGTGCTTCCGCTTATTGGCCAGTCGAACATGGTCGGTCAGGGCGTTTTTGACGGCGGCGCAGGTCATCCCGCCACCTACAAGCAGTGGCTACAGGCCGGAAGCTTGGCAGCGTGTACGGCACATCTGGACCATCTGAGCAGCGATGCCGGAGAAATGGGTCTGTCGGTACAGTTCGCAATCGACTTCGCTGCCGAATTCCCGAATGCGCAACTGATCTTTGTCCCCTGCGCTGTAAGCGGAACGGGCTACGGCTTTGGCAACTTGCAGGGTGGCGTCGAACTGGGGCGCTGGGGTATCGGAGATGACCTCTATCTGGCTGCGGTGAGACGCACCGATGAGGTGATGCGGCGATACCCGCAATGCGTGCTTGGTGGCATCCTGCACCACGACGGTGAAGATGACGCAGAGAACTCGACCGCCAACTTCGCCGATCTGCTGGACGAAGCGATTGGCGGCTATCGCACGTCGATCGTCGGAGCGTCGGCCCAGACGCCTTTCGTGGTCGGGGAGATTGCCCAAGACCTCGACACTGGCACATTCCCGCTGCGCGACACCATCAACGCGGCGCTCGCTGGACTGCCTGGCCGTCTGATCCACACGGCGTGTGCGTCATCCAGCGGCTTGGTGAGACAAGACTTCGCCCACTTCAATGCTGCGTCCCAGCGCACATTTGGTTCGCGGTATTTCACCGCGTGGCAGTCGGCGCTGCGTGGCTGGCTCTAGCACCGGGTGTCAGGGACCGAAAATACGGGGGTCGAATGACCACCGACGACTTGCCGCGCGCTCTGCGCGCTTTTTTTGTGCACCGGAGGTTTGACCATGCCACCTGATAACGAGTGGGTTTATGGCGCAGCCGTCCGTGTGATCGGCGCACTCGTCGGCGTCTTGGCGTCGCTGATCATGGTCGCACCGGAGGGCACGCGGGCTGCCCTGTATCGCGCCCTCGTCGGCGTGACGATGGGGGTGATCTTCTCGCCTCTGGCGGACAGCCTGCCATTCATGGGCTGGATGGCAGGCGAAGACCTCGATGCTGTCTTGGCGCGCAGCGCGCTTACCGGCTTCGTGATCTGGTGGGTGCTAGAAGTGATCGCGCGGCTGCTATCGTCCAACGACTGGCTGGTGGCTCTGCTGCGCGAAATGGCCCGGATGCGCAGCAATCAGGAGCCACGCAAATGATCGCCGTCAGCTATGTCTTGGTGCCGGTCAACGTGGTCTCCGCCATGCTTTTGGCGGTTCTCGTGATGCGGCTGTGCCGCCCGCTGCGGATCACGTTCATGATGCGCCTGTTCGCCGCGCTGATGTCCGTGTCGCTGCTGCTGCAGGCGGCCGAGCACGTCCAGTTCATCCGCGATTACCGCCCACCCCGCGCGCTGAGCTGGATCGCCGTCTCCCTCGGGATGCACGGCCTGATCTGGTCGGCCGCCTGGCGGGTATTCGTTCGCCGACCCTAGCAAGAAGGACTGTCCCATGACCGGACTGAATCGCATCATCCTCCACTGGACGGCCGGCGGCGGCCGGGCCAGCGCCGTCGACCGCCAGCACTATCACCGGCTGGTGGAACACGACGGCCGGATCGTTCCCGGCACCGAGGCGCTGGCCGACAACATCGTGACCAGCGACGGCGATTATGCCGCGCATACCCGCAACCTCAATACAGGCTCGATCGGCGTCGCCCTGTGCGGGATGCGGGACGCGATCGAGGTCCCGTTCAGCGCGGGTCCGTCGCCGCTGACGGAAGTGCAGGTGGATGCGGCCTGCGCCCTGGTCGCAGAACTCTGCCGGGCGCACGGCATCCCGGTCACCCGCGAGACGGTGCTGACCCACGCCGAGGTGCAGCCGACGCTGGGCGTGCGCCAGCTGGGCAAGTGGGACATCACCCGGTTGCCCTACAAGCCCGACGTGGTGGGCGCCTATCCCGTGGGCGACTACCTGCGCGCGAAGATCAAGGCGCTCCTGGGCGAGGCAGCCCCTGCCAGCAACCGGCCTGTGCTGCGCTTCGGCGACCGGGGCGCGGACGTGCGCGTGTTGCAGGAGGACCTGGCCGGGCTGCGCTACTTCGCCGGCCGGCGTGACGGCAGGTTCGACACGCTGACGCGCGCGGCGCTGCTGGCGTTCCAGGCGGACAACGGCCTTGCCACCGATGCTGTGGCAGGCGCTTTGACCTGGGCGGCGCTGGCCCGGGCCCAGCCCCGTCCGCTGCGCGACATCGCGCCCGCGGATCTCCGGGCGGAAGGTTCCAGCACGATGAAGGGCGGCGATGCGGCCGAGGTTGCGCTGACCGGGGGCGGGCTGCTGGCTGCGGTGCCGGTCCTGCGGGATCTCCTCGCGGAAACCCAAGGCCTGCTGCCGACCCTGCAGGAGAACTGGCCGGTCCTGCTGGCGCTCGGCGCGCTCGGGCTGGGCTACATCCTGATCCGGCAGATGAAGGCCGCCCGCCTCGAAGACGCGCGCACCGGCGCGCACCTGGGCCGGTGATGCGCGGGCTTGCCGGCACCGCCCTGGGCCAAGCCTTCACCCACACCCTGGGCCTGCTGATCGCGGGCCTGCTGCTCTTCCACCTGGGCGCCCGTCGCGGCCGCCGGACCGCAAAGGACAAGGCCGATGCAAGGGATCTCCGCCGCAGCTCTGACCTGCGCACTCGTGTTGACCGTGAGCGGATGCGCCGCCTGGCTCGACCGCCCGACATCCGGTACCGAGACTGAGAAGACGCTCTGCCAAATCTGGGGGCAGGGGCTGTTCCTGCCGTCCAGGACCGACACTGCCGACACGGCCCAGAGGCTGATCGCGCAGATCGGAGACTACAGGGCCGCGTGTCCGGGGTGGCCGGCGCCGTAGGGCAACGCCAAACAGCGCGACCAGATCGCAGGTCGCATGGTGCCAAGGCGAGATTTGTCTTTACGTCGCACAGCGATGCGGCAGCGCCGGAAGCTGGCGCAAAATCGTTACTCGTTGCTTCTAGACCGTCGTTGCAGCCCTTGGTGCGTCACTCAACTTAAAGCAGTTTGGTTCCGTCTCAGTGCCGCAGTTTAAGAGGTGAAAAGGTGAAAGTCCTGAGGTTGTTCTCGTGCCGCGTATGCAATCACTCATTGCGATTCGGATCCATGCGCTGTGGCCGCTGCTACGCGCCCACCCCCTTCTACAATCACTCTTGGTTCAATTACGTGCTCGTCGCCATGTGCATTGTGCTTCTTGCGTTAGCCGCGATCGGGTTCGTGGCGACAATGCTTGAGCCTTCGGACGTTGCCGCAGCCTATCCAATCAGCAAGAAGACAGGCAAAATCATGAGCGCCCAACCCAGTATGAACATGATCGCATCGACTGCGCGGCCTTTAAGCGGGTAG